CTCCCTGTCCAGCCGGTACACCAAGGCTTTGGCCCGTGCTATGGCTTACACCAAGCAGACTAAGGCTGCTGCGGTTCTGAACAACGGCTTTGACACCAATTATGACGGTGGCGACGGCGTAGAACTGTTCTCGACTGCTCACCCCTTGGTTTCTGGTGGCGTCAACAGCAATGAACCCGCAACTCCTGCTGACCTTTCTGAGACCTCCCTTGAGGCCGCTGTTATTCAGATCGCTGCTTGGACGGACGAGCGTGGCCTGCTGATTGCTGCAAAGCCGCGTAAATTGGTCGTTGCTCCTTCCAACATGTTCGTTGCGACTCGTATTCTTGAGACGGAACTGCGTGTTGCTACGGCTGACAACGACATCAACGCTCTGAAGAGCAATGGTTCGATCCCAGAAGGTTACTGTGTAAACCACTTCTTGACTGATCCTGATGCTTGGTTCTTGACGACTGACGTTCCTAACGGTCTGAAGCACTTTGTTCGTACCCCGATGGCAACATCGATGGACGGCGACTTCGACACAGGTAACGTTCGTTACAAGGCTCGTGAGCGTTATTCGTTCGGCTGGTCTGATCCGCTAGGCGTCTTCGGTTCACCGGGCGCTTAAGTTGTAGGAGGGGGGTTGCAAAACCCCCCTTTTGTTGTATTCTTCAGGAACTAGGATTTATTTAGCCCATACGACTGGCCTAGCAGACGTTATAGAGACTTATGGGCGATGTGCTATAACACGAAAGGTTTATTATGGCTATTACTACATTTAGCGGCCCAGTGTCGTCACAAAATGGTTTTATTGGTGGCACTACTACTGATCCAATTGTTGCAACTACCGCAGGCAACATCTCCAGTTTCTACGGCACGGCATCAAATACAACCGGTGACGTTCGTTTAAATTACTCCCGTTTGACCTTTACCACTACTGGTTCTGGTGAAACCGCTCGTTTTCTAACCCGTGTTACCGGCGCAAATGCCGCTACCGGCGGTACGGTGAACGGCGCTCATATCTCTTTGTCAGTTAACTCTGGTGGCTCGATTTCCGGTGCGGGTAACGGATTGCGTGTAACCCTTGGCGCCGCCGCCAGCGTAACGGTTGGTGGTACTGTTGCCGCCCTACAGGTTGATTCAGACGTTGACACTACTGCTACTTTGCCCGGAAATGCTTCATTTATCCGTGTAACTAACAGCGGTTCGGGGACAATTACCAATCTGTTTAACCTGCCAGATGCAATGGTTCAGGCTATTGGTGGTACGTCTACTACTGCTACTCAAAAAATCCGTTTCGTTGATTCGGCTGGTACAGCATACTTCTTGTACGCAGTTGAAGCCTAATGCAGATAACGAAAGAGTTTTTGCAATTGGAGATTAAGAAAATGGAAGAGCAACGGAATAACGCACATGACATAGCCGTTGCTTCCCAAGCGGCTATCGACACCATGACGGCGTTGATAGACCGCCTTAATCTCCCCGAACAGGACACGGAGAACCAAAATGGCATCAATGCAATATGATGTATTTGGCACAAAGCCATTAACTACTACTGGTAATTTTAAAGACCAGAACAATAACGATATTAATCGTACTCGCATCAAAACCATATATGCGGTAAATGGTGCAACAGCCGGTTCTGTCGTTATTCGTGAAGGTGGTTCCGGTGGTGACATTGTGCTTACCGTAGAAACTGCTGCAAGCGGTACGGCTGGCTATACCATCATTCCTTTACCGGGTGAGGGTATTCTGGTCAAAACCGGTACGCTACACGGCACTGTTACTAACACAACCTCAATGGTACTTTTCTACGGATAACCAAAAAATGCAAAATGAAAAAGGTTACACGTTAGCAGGCCATAAGATTTTCTTTGGCATCCCTGCTTACGACCACAAAGTTTCACTCAAACAAGCAATTTCTTTGATGCGGTTTGCCCAACAGGCGCCACAGCATGGAATTGACATTACGGTTGGAAGTATTTGTGGGTGCTCGGTAGTTTCCCGGGCACGTAATCTTTTAGTTCAGGATTTTTTGGAGTCTGATGCTACGGAGTTGATGTTCATTGATGCGGACATTAACTTTCAGCCAGAGGACATTATCCGTTTGATGGCGTGGGTTACGGAAGACAACATTGATATTGCCGCCGGTATCCCATGTGCTAGAAAGGCAGAAAAGACCTATATCGTTAAATTGGATGAAGACGAGAAGGGCGTCACCATGAATGGTATGGGGCTAGTACGTGCTCAGCGTGTGGCTACCGCCTTTATGATGATTAAACGGAAAGTCATTGAGGATCTGGTTAAAGACAACCCGGAGTGGCATTACTGGGACGAGAGAACCGGACGCTCGCTATCTGCGCTTTTTGACTTTGCTGTTAAAGATAACTCCTACGTTGGAGAAGATTACCTGTTTTGTGATCGTGCCCGTGCGGCAGGCTTCCAAGTCTGGGTAGACCCAACAATCAAACTAGGCCATATGGGCGTGCAAGAGTACGAGGGGGACTTTGGAAACGAAGCCTTTTACCCACGGCTCGTTAAAGATGGAAAAGTAGCAAATGGCTAAGGCTAAAGGCATGGGTATTGCCACCTCTGTAAAGTCTGGCAACTTTAGGCCGACTAAACAGGGCGCTGGTATGACCGCAAAAGGTGTGGCTGCATATCGCAAAGCCAACCCGGGATCTAAGTTACAGACTGCTGTGACAGAGGATAAACCCACAGGTAAACGTGCCGCACGACGTAAATCGTTTTGTGCCCGCTCATTGGGGCAGATGAAGAAGTTTCCTGAAGCAGCAAAAGACCCAAACAGTCGGATAAGACAAGCCCGTAGAAGGTGGAAGTGCTGATATGGAGATGATGCTTTGGAATATGGTGTTGACCGTACTGTTGGGTGTCTTGGCCTATATCGGGCATGAGAAGGCATCTGAGATCCAGCGGCTCAACATTTTGATTAACAAAACTAGAGAAGAGGTGGCCCGTGATAACGTCACTCAAGCAGAAATGGACAAGTTTGTTGACCACATTGACCAACGGTTTAACAAACTTGAAGCAAAAATTGATCTCCTTATGCAAAAGGGGTAAGTGATGGCATCAGACCGTACCAAAAAAATTGAAGCGTCCAAAGTAGATCCCGATGAAGATATGATAACTCGTGGTATCCGTGGCGCTATGCGTGGTGTGGCGCTAGGCACAAGTAAAGTCGGAGACTTTGTAAAACAAGGTGTGGAGGACCAGAAGCGTGGATTTCAATCTACGGTTGATGCTCTTAGTCGAGCGCTTGGTACAGAGCGTGGTAAGCAGTTAGATAAGGAGTTGGGATTTAGGGACGCAAAAGGGGAGGAAAGATTTCTCCCTAGCACTACTCCAACCCAAAGAGCCGAAATTCGTGATATGCAATACAACAGAAAAAAGTTGCAAGATCAAAGCGAAGGAGAGGCAGAATTACGGCGTGAATCTCGTGGGATGAAAAAGGGTGGACAAGTCAAAAAGGTTAAAAACGTATCTTCGGCCTCTAAGCGTGCTGATGGTATTGCTGCTCGTGGCAAAACCCGTGGAAGGATGGTGTAACGTGGCTTCTTCGATCTTACCTCAAGTAATAGAAATGGTTGTTCGTGGTATGGTGAACAAACCAAAGGAAGAAAAACCAAAAGAAGAAAAGAAAGAAGAACCCAAGTCTGAGCCAGAAAAAAAGGCCAAAGGGGGCATCGTAGGTTCTGCTTCTAAGCGTGCTGATGGTTGTGCTCAACGGGGTAAGACCCGTGGGAAGATTGTGTAATGCCCGTTGTTAGTAAAAAACAGGAGCGGTTTATGCAAGCGGTGGCTAATAGTCCAAAGTTTGCTAAAAAGGTGGGCGTACCAACGTCCGTAGGCAAAGAGTTTACTAAAAAGGAAGGTGGAGTCATGAAAGAGTCAAAGGCAATGATGAAGAAAGAAGTGTCCTTTATGAAGAAAAAGGGCGCCCCTAAATCCATGATTAAGCATGAGATGAAAGAAGCCGGTATGAAGAAGATGCGTGCTGGTGGTCTTGCTGCTGGGCATAAGTCTGCTGATGGTGTTGCTAAAAAAGGCAAAACTAAAGGTAAAGAAGTAAAAATGATGGGTGGTGGGATGTACAAATGAGACCTAGCCGGGGGATGGGGGTTATCAACCCCTCTAAAATGCCGAAGGCCAAGACGATCACCCGCAAGGACGATCCGAACAAGGTCAAGATGTATGCTAAAGGTGGTGAATCCAAGGTAAACGAGGCTGGCAATTACACCCAACCCGGTATGCGTAAGCGCTTATTTGAAAGTATTAAGGCTGGCGGTAAGGGAGGTGCTCCGGGTCAATGGAGTGGTAGAAAAGCACAAATGTTGGCTATGCAGTACAAGAAAGCAGGCGGTGGGTATAAAGATTAGGTTTCCAGTGTACGACGCCGAGACTGATGGAAACGTATTTGACTGGTTAATTAGTACCGCAGAAGACTTTAGGAAGATTAGGCAAAGAGAACGATATGTCGAACTTGAAAAAGCCGCAGCAAAGTCTGAAAGCGTGGACACAACAA